TATAAAAAAATTGATTTCGGCTTATCGACAATTCTCTTTCTCATATAAAAAGTAAAACATGAAAGGATATATTTACTGCGTATCGAATCCCTCATTCAAGGTAAATATTTTCAAAATCGGTTACACAACCATGAATCTTAATATAAGAATAAATTCTTTATATAAAACCGGCGTTCCCACAAAGTTTGTTATACGCTTTGCAAAAGCAGTTCAGAACTGCTATAAACATGAACAAGAAATCCATCTACTCCTCGACAAGTACAGATTCAATCCTTCGAGAGAATTCTTCAAATGTCCCTTGCAAACCATAAAATCCGCATTCGAAAATGTCGAAGGAGTTTGGTGGAAACCGGAAATTGTAAAGAAAATTAACCGTAAAAAAATAAGTAAGTAACACTGTCTAGTGATTTATATTTTCTCTCGATATTACAAAACAAACTCGTAAAATTAATTATGGTTTCCATCATCGGAGAAGGCACTTTCGGATGTGTGACAAAACCAAGTTTGAAATGTACAACACCACAAAAGTACAAGCACAGAGTTTCAAAAATCATGAAGTTTAGCGATGCACAGTTGGAAATGAAAGACATGGAATTCTTATCCGACATTCCAAATATCCACAAATATATGATTCGGATTCCAACCATGTGCAAGCCAGCCCTGAATAAAGAACTTAAAAATGCAGTTTCTTCATGTACAAATAAAAAAGTAAATGCCACATTCGCCAAAGACAAAAAACAATTGCGTTTATTACTCATCGACGATGGGGGTGTCGATCTGGAAGTATTTTCTTCGGAAATAATCCCGACCCTGAGTAAAAAAGATTGTTGTATTTTCATGACGGCGGTTTTACAGTTGATCAAAGGCGTCGAGTTTTTTCGTGCAAACGGAATCGTCCATTTCGATGTCAAAATGCAAAATATCGTATATGACGTGAAATCCGGGAAAATACGATTCATCGATTTCGGAATGGTCGTGAAGAAAAAAGAATACATCACGCAAAGTCTTGTTAATGCAAACGGACGTGCACAATCCTGGTCATATTATCCTCCTGAAAATAGTTGTGCTCAGAAATATATATTCGAACATGGAGAGAAATGTAAAGTATATCGGAAAAGAGCATTGTTCGAAACGTTCCTTGAAAAAACAGTCAATACGTTTGACAGTTACTGTTTGACTTATTCTCTCACCAAATTATTTCAGAAAATCGAAACAAATACCGGAAACATGTTCCCGGCAGTATTTTTCGAAACAGTTCAGTCGTTATGGAGACAATTCTGTAATCCAGATGTCCTTCGCCGAAATGATGACCTTGAATTTCTCGCGGCAAAGTACAAAATGTTGCTTATAAAACACGAAATATACGTGGTTCAAAAACCAAGCCCTTCTCCGGATATCATCCATTTGGCAGACCATCTTTCTCTTTCGAATTTGACTAGAGAAAGCACTTCCGTGTCCAAGAAAATGAAAAAGGTTCGATGCAAAAGCGGGAAAATACGAAATAAAATCACCGGAAGATGTGTCACTCGCAAAAGGACGATACAAAGATAAAAAATTGATTCCAAACAAATATAAATGAGCAAATAAATATACTACAAAAGTTAATCACTTTTAAAGAAGAATTTCAATGTTACATAAGCAAGAACGCAAGCATATTTTAGATGCAATGGAGACGGCGACAAAGAGTAACATGAAAATGAAACACGGTTGTGTGATTGTAAATGGGAAAGGTAATGTAATATCCAAAGCATGCAACACCTACGAAACTGCAACCGATATAAGGCCATTTGCCAAAGGGAAATATGGTCTTTCTTGCCATGCTGAAGAAAATGCACTTAAAAAGGTTGACTATAAATTGTTATATGGAGCAAAGCTATACGTTACGAGAGTTTCTATTTGCGATAACCAATTTGTCTTTATGAACTCCAAGCCCTGTCATCGATGTACTACGATTATTAATAAATGTATACAAAAATACGGCTTGAAAATGGTGTATTATTCTACGGCAGATTTGTGTATGTGATCGAGTGAGTTTAGTTTTTATCAACATAGTATTTACAGTTAATAAAAAATTATTCCGTTTTTTTAGTCCAGATCCGCATATTTCGGCATTTCATTACCGACATCGGGCTCCCTTGGGGCTTCTGTCGTGGATGACGATTTTTGGGTATTGTAAATTTCTTCAATCTCTTTACGTTTTTCTTCGAAAACCTCTTTATTTTCTCTCGGGTGATCATTCATCCACGATTCCACTTCTGAAATCTTTGCAACCAGCGACGCCAAAGTAGTCTCATCCATTTTACTCTTTAGCTCATCCCCCTTTGTCTCGCTTTTCACTTGAAACACATATCGTTCCAGATCATTGTAAGAATCGATTTGTTCTTTGACGAGTGCATCATCTTGTTTGTATTGTTCAGCTTCTGCCACCATTCTCTCAATTTCTTCTTTACTTAGCCTTCCTTTATCGTTTGTAATGGTGATTTTATCCGTTTTACCGGTTGACTTTTCCAGTGCGGAAACATTGAGAATCCCATTCGCGTCGAGATCAAACGAAACTTCGATTTGCGGCTGACCCCGTGGCATTGGTGGAATTCCCTCCAATTGGAATTTCCCCAGAAGCGTATTATCCTTCGTGAGAACTCGTTCGCCTTCATATACTTGAATCAAAACACCAGGCTGATTATCTGCATAGGTTGAAAATGTTTGGGATTTCTTTGCTGGAATTGTCGTATTGCGAGTAATTAGACTTGTCATGACTCCTCCCGCGGTTTCAAGACCGAGACTCAACGGACAAACATCCAACAAAAGCAGATCCGAAATCTTTGCATCTCGGCATCCCGAAATAATCGCCCCTTGGACAGCCGCACCATAAGCGACACATTCGTCCGGGTTGATCGATTTGTTCAATTCTTTTCCATTGAAAAATTCACTCAATAGTTGCTGAATTTTAGGGATTCGTGTACTTCCTCCTACTAGAACGATTTCATCTATTTTTTCTTTCGAGATTTTCGCATCTTTCAAAACCTGTTCTACCGGTTTCATGGTTTTCCGGAAAAGAGATTCGCATAGATTTTCGAATTTGGCACGAGTAATCGATGTATTGAAATCAACTCCTTCATGTAGAGTATCCAATTCAATATTTGCTACAGTGCTTGAAGAAAGAGCTCGTTTCGCAACCTCACATGCAGTTCTCAATCTACGCAGAGCTCTCGTATTTTTACTCATATCCAGTTTCGATTTTTTCTTGAATTCGTCCACGAAATATTCCACCATTAGTGTATCGAAATCTTCTCCTCCCAAATGTGTGTCTCCTGCAGTTGCTCGCACTTCGAAAATCGAATCGTCAATCGACAGAATAGAAACATCAAACGTTCCTCCTCCGCAATCGAAAATTAAAATATGTTTTTCCCCTTCCTTGTTTTTATCCAGACCATATGCTATCGCCGCAGCAGTTGGTTCATTGATAATTCTCAAAATATTCAAACCGGCAATGACACCCGCGTCTTTCGTCGCCTGTCTCTGAGAATCATTGAAATAAGCCGGGACAGTCACCACTGCATCGGTTACTTCCTCTCCTAAAAATGACTCGGCAATGTTCTTCATTTTTACCAAAATCATAGAACTAATCTCTTCTGGAGAAAAGATCTTTTTTTCGTTTTTAAATTCGACCTCAATAAAGGGCTTATTTCCTTTATCAATCACACTATAAGATAAATGTTTCATATCGCGCTGTACTTGAGGGTCGTTGAATTTTTGACCGATAAGACGTTTTGCGTCGAAAATAGTATTTGCATAGTTGCTGGAAGAAACCGACTTTGCTGCTTCTCCCACTAACCGCTCTTCTTGCGTGAATGAAACATATGACGGTGTCGTCCTATGACCTTGATCATTCGCAATGATTTCTACATGGTCATTTTGCCATACACCCACACAAGAATAAGTCGTTCCCAAATCGATTCCGATAACTCGAGTCATGTTACATCTATTAGAGAGCATTCTTTATATCTTTTTCGTAATGTAAAAAATTGGACAATACAAATAACTTATTTATAAATACGAACCTGTAGAACAGGAATGAGAGAAGAGGAAGAAGTACGAAAAGGAACAAAGAGGAATCATTCAGGAATTCCGATAATCTTAATAAGTTCGGAATTCGATTTCAGTAATATAGACTTCAGTGCTGGGCCGTTTGTTGTACGAGTCTGCCCTCTGATGTTTGACAATTTTATATTAGGCTTACCTTACGATTATGTGCGACTTTCGAGAGAAATGGTAGAGCTGCATGTAGCTTAGGAGTTGTATTTACCAAAATTTCCAGGATTTCATTGTTTTTCGTTTTCCCGATTTTTTATTACATGGACATCCGCCTTTAATATCATAGGCTCGGGACGCAGTTTTCTGCAATGCCTTGATTTTTTCGCTGATTTGTTTTGATTTCTTTTTGCATTCGTCTATTTTATAGTTTTCCTGATTTGTGTACATATGACTTTCTTTCTTACCATGTAGCTTTATCATTGCGGCGACTTTTTTCTCGCATTCCTTTTGTTTTCCCGCTAAATCGGTTTGTTCTGCTGTCAATGCTTTGATGGATTTATTTGCATTGTTTTTCCGCATCGTATTTTGGGCTTGCGTGAAAGTTGCAGTCGCGGATGACCGATTTGATCTGGAGGAAGCTGGTATCCTGGTTATATATTTCATGGAGACTTTTTTATTTAGTTCGAAAAATGATTGTAATCCCATTTCCCGAACGCGATCTGTAGAAAATACGTGCTCTCCTTTGTCAGGCTCTGACATTTTCTTGCATATAAAAACAATATCCCGGAGACTGTGGTCACGTCGGGCTTTCGCATGATCCAAAGCCGTAGCATGGAGACGAAATTCATCTTCACCGTTTTTCGTCGGGTCGGGGTTTGTGTTGAATCCATACGGTGCAAATGACGGTACGACAATGCCGTTTTGCTTGTTTATATCGTGCATGACGTTTGAAGCGAGATTGTCGACGAGAAATGTGTTGGATTTGTTGAATTCAGGGAAATTGCTGTAGACATGGCGGAGATCTTTTGGATAATGACCGGAAATGTCGTCGACAGAGTAGGTGAACAGGAAGAAATCTTTCGGTAGATTACACAATTTTATAATTATTTCTCTGATTTCCGACGCATATTTTGCATCAGCATATGTCCAGAGTCCAACAGATATCGTGCTTCGATTTATCATGAAAAAAGAAAACATTTCTTGGATGAGCGGTCTAAATATACAAACCTTGCGGTTGATCTTGTCTTCCTCGTAATCCAGCATCTTTTTGTGTTTTTCCGACGTGTTTTCCCATACGTCGTAGTTTCTCTCGTCGATGAAATGAATCAATGTCTCGTCAATGTCGAATATTACACAAAGTTTCATTGTTGTTATTTATATTATGGATATATTTCTTGCATGATACTAATGACTAGCTGTTCGGTATAACACCGAAAGAAAAATATTGAGTCAATCTAGCATCATCTAATTTTATTCCAAAATTAAGAGAAGAACTATAAAATGTATTTTTTTTCATTAATATTAACCGATTATATACGTTCGCGAATTGACTATCTATTTCCCAATACGTGGTGTCTTTTCTATGCGAATACAATTCCTCTATTATCAAATTTCGAAATGGTTCTTCAATATTTTGTAACGTTTTAAGCGAGTTTATATTTAATTTTTTATAATTTTTAATAGTGACACCTCCTTCAATCGGTGCATTTGGAGTCATAAATATTATGCCTACCCACTCTTCTACATTATCTCCCGGTTTTAAGTTTTTATTTATTATTACCGAAATTGGATTTGTAAGACAATTGTGTAATATAAATATACCATTGCTTTCGCACGTATATTGGATTTTGGAATTCAATAACGTTTCAATCTTTTTTTCATGGTAATCATTAAAAAATGAAGATGTCTCAAACGTTCTACCAATTATCGTCTTATCTTCTTTTATTAATAATCCGGGAATGTCATCTCGATGATTCTCTTTAAAATTATTAAACTGCCAACTATCGTAAAGAAGATTTTCATCAATCATTTCTTTAAATGCGTCAATTGCGGTTTGTCTTATCAAATCGGGGTTTTCATAAAAATTTTCATAAACAATTACCTCTGTCATATAAAATTTATATTTTTTAATATAAATATTTCATA